GAGAGAGAAGAAGAGGGAGACACGTCTCTCAGCTAGCGTCAGCGCCGGACACTCTAAACGCGGAAGAACCCAAATGCAAGTATTTCCCCTATAAATACCTATATATGCATAACTGCAGCAAATGTGTGTAAAGTCGATTTAATTTCCTATTAATTCAGGTTGCCATTAGTTACTACGAAGCAAATTTCTGAGCTGCTTGGTGTTAGTCCTGCGCGTGTCAGCCAAGTAAAGAAAACAGGCAGACTTGACGGGACATTTAAGAAAAAAGGTGCCGTTACTTATTTCGACCAAGACGCGGCGTTAGCGGCCTGGAATCACGAAATCCCGCAGCTTATCAGCAGGATCTCTGGATCGGAACAGGAGATTCCTAGTTTCAACGAATCGCGTGCAAAGTCAGAACACTTCCGTGCAGAGCTAGCGCGACTTGAACTTGAGGAGAAGGAGGAGAAGCTATGCGAGGCAGAGAAGGTCAGGAGGGAAGCGTTCTCACTTGCGCGATCTGTGCGCGATGCTGTGAACACAATCCCGGATCGAGTGGCGAATCAATTTGCAGCCGAAACTGATCCTGTTGTTATCCACCAAGCCCTTACAGAAGAACTGCGTAAAGCATTGGAGAGGTTGACCGATGGATGATGGAGCAAAGGTTTATGAGAACGCATTCCTTGAAGGGTTGAGGCCTGATCCTGACCTGACTGTTTCACAGTGGTCGGATAAGTATCGAATGCTGAGCAACAAGGCGTCGTCGGAGCCAGGGCCTTGGAGAACGGATCGGACTCCGTATCTGCAAGAGATTATGGATTGCATGTCGTCGGGCAGCTCTGTGCAGAGAGTTGTGTTTATGGCTGGGGCGCAGCTGGGCAAAACAGAGTCAATTAATAACGTGGTCGGTTACATGATTGCCCACGCACCTGGCCCAGCTTTGTTTGTCCAGCCGACGATTGAGATGGCGAAGAGGCTGTCAAAACAGAGGCTCGATTCGTTAATCCATGAGACGCCGTGTTTGGCGGAAAAGATTGCACCTGCCAGGAGCCGGGACTCAGGCAACACAATGTTCAGCAAGGATTACCCAGGAGGGATCCTGTTGTTAACAGGGGCCAATTCTGCGACGGGTCTGCGTTCTGCTCCTTGCCGCTGGGTGCTGCTCGACGAGGTTGATGCGTTCCCTGCTGACGTTGACGGAGAGGGCGACCCTTGTGCGTTGGCAGAACGACGGGCTTCAACGTTCTCACGTCGAAAAATCATTCTGACCTCAACGCCGACGGTCAAGGACATGAGCAGGATCGAGACAGAGTATTTGGCATCTGATCAGCGTCGATATTTTGTCCCGTGTGTGCATTGCGGGCACATGCAACATCTGCAGTGGAAAAACATCCAGTGGCGTGACGGCGACCCCAGGACAGCTGCTTATGTTTGCGAGTCTTGTGGGACGCACATTGAGGAGCATTACAAGAGCGAGATGCTCCGCAAGGGCGAGTGGAGAGCCACCGCTACGTCAGAGGACAAAAGAACAGCAGGATTTCATCTGTCCAGCTTGTATTCGCCGCTGGGTTGGAAAAGCTGGGAGGAAATTGTCACTGAGTTTTTACGTGCGAAAAACGACGCTCCTTTGTTAAAGACGTTTGTCAACACGGTGTTGGGCGAAACGTGGGAGGAAGAGGTTGGGGCAAAGCTTGGAGCAGAAGGCTTGCGCGAGCGTGCTGAGTTTTATCCCGCCAGTGAAATACCAGACCAGGCGAGCATTGTTACAGCTGGAATTGACGTGCAGGATAATCGCGTTGCTGTAGGTATTTATGCGTATGCCGAGGGGGAAGAGTGTTGGTTGATTTCACACGATGAGATCTATGGCGACCCTGCAGGGCCAAAGCTTTGGGAGCAAGTTGACGACGTAATTTTTAGAACGTACAAACGCAGCGACGGGAAAGAGGTCAAGCTTTCCGCTGTTGGGATTGATAGTGGAGGCCACTTCACTAGCGAGGTGTATGCGTTTTGCCGCGAGCGAATGAAGCGCAACGTTTTTGCGTTGAAGGGTCAGTCACAGCGGAATAAACCTGCGATTGGCAAGCCAAGCAAGGTTGACATCAACTATCGCGGCCAAGTGCTTAAAAACTCTGCCGAGGTATTCCCTGTTGGAGTCGATACGATCAAGTCAACGTTGTTTGGACGTTTAAAGCACAACGAAGAGGGTGCGGGCTACATTCACTTCCACGCAGAAGCCAGTGAAGAGTATTTCAAGCAACTCACGTCAGAACGTCAGGTTGTTCGTTATGTCAAGGGTTTTGCGGTGCGTGAGTGGAAGAAAAAAGCTGGGGATCGCAACGAAGCGTTGGACTGTTTTGTTTATTCCTACGCAGCATTGAACTTTTTATATCTGCGGTACAACCGACATACAATTTTTGAACAGTTCAAAAAGGCAGCAATAAAAGTCGAGCCTAAGACTGAAAGGAAGGTAGAATCTGAATATCAGCCATTGCGACGACGTGGTGCGCGTCGTCCTCAGCAGTCCTTTGTTACCAGCTGGTGAGCATTCTTGTTCCTGAAATTGTTAACGCAGGCGACACCGTCATTTTTGACGTACCTGCTTTTAACGACTCGATTGGCACCCAGATCGACAGCGCAAGTTATACGTTGACTTGGTATGCCAGGACAAATACAAACCACGAAGGAGCCACAATCACAGGCGTAGCCGAAAGCGACGGATGGCGCGTCACAGTGCCTTCTAGCGTCACCACAGGTTTTGATGCCGGGTTGTGGACTTGGCAAGCAATTGCATCTTTGGGTTCAGTTCAATACACGGCAGGCAGAGGCCAGTACACCGTTAAGGCCACTCTTAGTTACACAGGGCAACCTGGGGCATTTGACGATCGTTCAAGGGCAAAGATTGATCTGGACTATGTAGAGGCTGCGATTAGAACGCTGTCTCAAGGCGGCATGGTTCAGGAATATACGATTGGCGGTCGAAATTTAAAGAGATACAAGATGGTCGAATTGCTGCAATTGCGTGATGCTTTGCAAGCTGAGGTCAACGCCGAACGTCGGGCTGAAAAGATTAGACAAGGGCTTGGTAATCCTGGCCTAGCCAAAGTGAGGTTCCGTTAATCATGTGGCCCTTTACGCGAAAACGCAGAGTTGCAAGACGCAACTACGCAGGCGCTCAAATGAATCGCCTGACATCCGATTGGATTAGTCAAGGCACAAGCGCCGACTCAGAAATAAAAAACAGCCTGCGTGTTCTGCGGAATCGTGCTCGGGCTCTTGTTCGCGATTCAGATTTTGCAAAATCTGCGTTGCGTGCTGTTAAGAACAACGTTGTTGGTCAAGGCATCAAGCATCAAGCGCAAGTGCGAATGATTCGAGGCGGTCGCCTTGATGAACGCTTGAATCCAATCATTGAGCACGAATTCAAGAAATGGAGTAAAGCCAAGAACTGCCACGCAGGTGGCACCTTGTCTTGGGCTCAAATCCAGCAGCTGTGCATCGGCAGCATGGTCGAGTCGGGTGAGGTCTTTGTTCGCCTTGTCCGCCAGTCTTTTGGCGATAGCCGCATCCCGTTGGGCTTAGAGGTCATCGAGGCAGATTTGCTCGATGATGATTACACCGGCTTTGAGCCAAACGGTAATCGCGTCCGTATGGGCGTTGAGCTTGACGAGTGGTCAGCCCCAGTGGCTTATCACTTCTTGAATTATCACCCTGGTGATTATCAATTTAGTTACGCGCAAATTGCCAAGAAGCGTCGGACGCGGATCCCTGCCAACGAAATTATTCACTTGTATTCCGTTGACCGTCCTGGTCAAACCCGTGGGGTGACTGCGTTTGCCTCGGCAATCATGCGGTTAAACAACCTGCGTGGTTACGAGGAGGCAGAAATTATCGCTGCACGCTCAAGCGCAGCAATGATGGGCTTTGTTCGCACGCCTGATCAAGAGCTGTTTGAGGATGGCACTTATCAAGAGGAGTCTGTTCTGGACTTCTCTCCTGGCAGCATCCGTCGCCTTGCGCCAGGAGAAGAAATGCAATTCTTCTCGCCTCAGCGTCCAGACGATGCGTTCACGCCATTTGTGGCGCAGATGTTGCGTGCCGTGGCTGCTGGTGTCGGTTGCTCCTATACCCAGGTCAGTTCTGATTTTTCTCAATCCAACTACAGCTCGTCCCGTCTTGAGCTGATTGAAACGCGGGCTCATTACAGAACGCTGCAGCAATACGTCATCGACAAATTGTGCCAACCAATTTATGAGCGTTGGATTGAAATGGCCGTGATGTCAGGTGTCTTGCAGATGCCTGCCTTTGACATGGATCCTGATCGTTATTACGAAGCAAAATGGATTGCACCAGCGGCGCAGTTTGTAGACCCGCAAAAAGAAGCTGAAGCGTATAAGTCAATGGTCCGGTCAGGCATCATGACTTTGTCTCAAGTTGTCGCCTTACACGGTGGAGACTTTGAGGAAACCATGCGTCAAAGAGCCCATGAGCTTGCAACTATGGATGATCTTGGGATCGTCTTGGATTCTGACCCTAGTGCTGTTAACAAGGCAGGCCAAGCACAAAACCCACCTGTCGAGCAGACAGAACACCCTGAAATTCATGAGGAGGATGACTAATGGCTAACGTCAACGGCACTGACATCAACTTGTCTCCAACTGAGGGGATGAAGTCAGAAGCAAAAAAATATCGTCAGTGGAAAGAAGAAGGCGAGAAAGGTGGCACTGAAGTTGCTGCTCGTCGCGCTTCTCAGATTTTGTCTGGCGATGAAATTAGCCCTGACACTGTTATTGAAATGTCTGCTTGGCACGCCCGTCACGCGGTAGATGCTGAAGGCGAAGGTTTTAGTTCTGGAGAGGATGGTTATCCAAGCCCAGGCAGAGTTGCTTTTGCTGCATGGGGAGGTGCTGCAGGTCGTAGCTGGAGTAACTCAAAATCAGAATCAATAAAAAAAGCGAGAGAGCGTAGTTATGATCCCAATAGCACGGAAACTATTGAAAACATGACTGAACGCGCTGCGCCTGATGCGCTTAAAACTGGAGATTTTGTTTCTTGGAATAGCAGCGGCGGCACAGCTCGCGGGCGCATAAGTCGTGTTGAACGTAACGGGACAATCGATGTCCCTGACTCAAGTTTCACGATTACTGGAACTGCTGAAGACCCTGCAGCGTTAATTACTCTGTATCGCGACGGTGAGCCTACAGATAGAAAAGTCGGGCACAAATTCAGCACTCTTACCAAGATTGCTGCGATCCGCATGTTTGAAGATACGGCGTTAACGCGGGCGCACAGCACTGATTATGTTGAGAAAGAAGACCGCACAATTGAGTTCCCGTTTGCTTCTGAGGAGCCTGTTGAGCGTTACTTCGGCATGGAAGTGCTGGAAATGTCAGAGAAAGCGATGGACTTGTCTCGCTTAAATGACGGCGCCCCACTGCTTTATCAGCATGATGCTGATCGGATTGTTGGTGTTGTGCAGCGTGCATACATCAAAGACAAGCGCGGTTACGCGGAAGTCAAGCTTGCTAACAATGAGCTTGGCCGCGAAATGCAAGATTTAATCAAAGACGGAATTATCAGGAACGTCAGCTTTGGATACAAGATCAATGAGATGGAGGAAGATAAGTCAACTACCCCAATGACTTATCGGGCCACCTCTTTCCAGCCGTTTGAACTCAGTTTGGTGACCGTGCCAGCTGATCAATCGGTTGGCATCGGTCGCAGTTTTGACCCTGTTGAAACTGTGTCTACGGCCTCAGCCGTACCTACTACAACTCCTATTTCCATCATGGAAGAACAAACTCCAGACCTGGAGCTTCTTCGTGCTGAGGCCTCCGAGGCCAAAGCAAAAGAAGCCGCTGAAATGCTTGCCCTTGGTAAGCGCACTCACAACATTGATCTTGCCCAAGAATTCGTCATGAATTCTCGCGGCATTGACGAACTTCGCTCCGCTCTTATCGAACAAATGGGTTCTAACGCCAAGCCCGTTGACACCACCGCTGGTGAAATCGGCCTTTCACAAAAAGAAGCTCGCAGCTTCTCCTTCCTGCGTGCCATCAACTATCTAAGCAATCCTGGCGATCGCGCTGCACGCGATGCTGCTGGTTTTGAAATTGAGGCTTCCGAAGCTGCTGCAGCCAAGCTTGGCCGTCAGTCTCGTGGCATCACCGTTCCGTCTGACGTTATGCGTCGTGACCTCAACGTTGGCACGGCTACTGCCGGTGGCGACCTTGTTGAGACCGAGTTGGATGCAGCCAACTTCATCGACCTGCTGCGTAACGCATCAGCCCTGGATCAAGCTGGCGCAACTGTGTTGACTGGCCTTTCTGGCAATGTCAACATCCCTCGTCAGTCAGGCAGTGCAACTGCTTACTGGGTTGCTGAGTCCGGTTCCCCAACCGAATCACAGCAAACCATCGATCAGGTTGCGCTTACGCCTAAGACCTGTGGTGCTTTCACCGACTTCAGCCGTCGTCTGCTGATCCAGTCCTCCATCGACGTGGAGAACATGGTGCGTGGCGACCTTGCCAAAGTGCTTGCTTTGGAAATTGACCGCGTTGGCCTTTATGGCTCCGGTTCTTCTAACCAGCCCTTGGGTCTTAAGGACACCACTGGTGTTTTGACCGAAGACTTTGCTGCTAACACCCCAACATTCGCTGAGGTGGTTGCGCTTGAGTCTGACATCGCTGGCGCAAACGCCTTGCTTGGCTCACCTGTTTATCTGATGAATGCCGCAATGCGCGGTGCTCTGAAGACTGCAGAAAAAGCCAGCAACACTGCTCAGTTCATCTACACAGGTGATGAAGTCAACGGCTATCGCGCCGTGGTTTCAAACCAAGTTGCAAGCAACGATCTGTGGTTCGGTAACTTCTCCGACCTGATCATGGCTTACTTCTCTGGCTTAGATCTGATGGTTGATCCTTACACCGGCAGCACCTCTGGCACCGTCCGAGTGGTTGCGCTGCAGGATGTTGACGTGGCAGCCCGCCATGGTCAATCCTTCAGCCGTGGTAACAACACCCTCTGATCATGAAGATCAAGATCCGTAAGCAAGTTGTGCTAGCGGGTCAGGTGGTTCGGATTGGGGAAGTCGTTGAGGCTTCCCCAGCCGACGCCAACATCCTGATCGGTAGTGATCTTGCGGAGGTTTACAACGAACCTCCTGAAGTCGAACAACCCGTCAAACCCAAACGCCGGAGGAAGGCAACCAATGACGATCCAAAATCTGGGGACTAAAACAGAAGTCCTCAACGTTCTGCCAAGCGATGTGGTGACAGCCACAGGCGTTGGCTCTGCTATTGACCTGCTCGACTACGAGGGCGACATCGCTGTTTCTCTTGATGCCGAGGCTGGTGGCGGCTCTGTTACCTATGCAGTCAAACTGACTGAATCAGACACGTCTGGTGGCACTTACACCGACGTTAGTGGCGGTGGATTTACCACTAGTGGTGCCAACGCTGCGGTAACGGAAAAAATCAGTATCAACACTGATTCGATCAAGCGTTTCATCAAAGCTAGTGTCACCGTTGCAGGTGGTACAGGTGCTGGCGCAATTAGCGTTATCGCCTTTGGCTCTAAGAAGTACGGCTGATCATGGCTCTTGAAGATACCTTCGCTTTTCTAAATACAGAGGAGTTTGGAACTACCTGCCAAATTGGTAGTGGTTCCAATTTTGTTGGTATCTTGGATTCGCCTGTGGATGTGATCGCGGGCGGTGTGGCTTTAAGTCGAGAGTATTTGTTAATGGCAAAGACTTCAGACGTAAGCTCTGCTGCTCGCGGCACTTCTATTACTGTTGCATCTGAGGCTTACACCGTCAGGGAAAACCGCCCTATCGATGATGGCCTGTTCTCTGAGCTTTTGTTGAGTAAGGACTAATGGCCGACACAAGGCGTGAATTGATTCTTGCTCGAATTAAAACGAACCTTGATTCTGCTACTGGCGTAACGGTTTACCGAAGCAGGGTTGAACCGTTGGCGCGTGGCGAAGTGCCCGCAATTATTGTCGAACCGGTGTCGGACCAACCGTCCGAACAGTTCAGTAATAAATTGCAATGGACCTTGCGTGTGAGGGTGACGGTGCTGGTTCGTTCTGGCGTGCCTGACGACGCCTCTGACACTTTTTCACAGCAGGTCCATAACCTGATAATGACTGATAGCACAGTCAACGGCTACGCTTTAGACATTGACCCTGATCGAGTTGACTTCAGCTTGTACGAAGCTGATGTGCCGTTGGGGGTTGTTAGTATGGATTATCTGGTCAAATATCGTTCAAACCGTGTTGACCTGACATCAGCGTAGGGTTGGCTTGCGGAAGCAGTTAACTTAAACTGATGCAATAAACATTGCCCTTTTTCTGAGGCCTTACGCATGGCAAAACTAGCCCGAGTGAGGTCCATCCTCGCTAAAACCGAGTCAAGTTACGGATCTGACAGCACGCCAACAGGTTCGGCAAACGCAATTCAAGTTTCAGCCCTTGAAATCAATCCTGCTGAATCTGAAGTCCTTTCGCGAGATCTGATTCGTAGTTATCTTGGCAACAGCCCTCAGTTGATCGCCAACACTCGCGTTAGCGTTACGTTCACTGTTGAGTATTCAGGATCCGGTGCTGCCGGTACGGCACCAAAATACGGTCCTTTGCTTGAAGCCTGCGGGTTTAGTGAGACTGTTGTTGGAAGCACTTCAGTAACTTACGCACCACGTTCAACTTCGTTTGAATCGGTCACGATGTACATCGACAACGATGGCATCCGACACAAAGTCCTTGGGGCTCGTGGCTCATTTGCTATCAGCCTTAACGCAAACCAGATTCCGGTTTACAACTTTACGATGACTGGGCAGTACGTTGCCCCAACAGATACAACGTCACCGACCTTGACGTTTAGTAATCAGGCAGACCCTGAGATCTTTAACGACACAAATACCACTGCCTTTACTCTTTTCTCAGAGACTGGGTTGGCTCTTCAATCTGCTGAGATTGATCTTGGCAATGAAGTTGTTTACCGAGAACTGGTTAACTCAAGCAAAGAGGTTTTGATTGTTGATCGTGCGGCAACAGCCAATTTTGTAATTGAGTGCCCAACGTTGGCGGTAGCTGACTTCTTTGCTCTTTCTGTTGCTGGGACATCAGGCAATTTAAGTATTGTTCACGGTGCAACTGCAGGCAACATTATTACCTTGACCTCTCCAGCGACTGGTTTGTCATTAGGCAACCCAACTTATTCGGAAGATCAGGGGATTGTTATGTTGAACATTCCTACTACTATGGTGCCAAGTTCAGCCGGTAACAACGAGCTGACACTCGCTTACACCTAACCTGCATGGCTTTTGTTCTCAAGAAAGTTTCTTCTTACAAGTGGCCTGTTGCCGTTGACGTTCCTGTTGACGGCGGCAAGTTCAAGAAAGAAACTTTCACGGCAATCTTTAAAAAGATGAGCCGCTCAGCTTTCAACGATTTAGTTGAGCAAGGCGATGATGCTTTGATTGGCGAAATTGTTGAAGGCTGGGAAGGGATCAAAGACGAGGATGGGGATGAGGTCGTTTACAGCGAGGCAGCACAAGCTGAGTTGTTTGATGATCCTTATGTCTTGCGTGGTGTAATTACTGCTTACTCAGACAGCCTTACGGGGGCACAAGCAAAAAACTAGAGGCCGCCGCTAAGCATTGGTGCGAAGGCGGCGGTGTCTTTGATGAAAGCGTTGATGACTTGATGGCTAAGGGTATGGACCCTGGCGAGATCAATGCAATCCGTAAGGCACGTAAGGCTGCGGATTTTGAAGTGTGGGAAGAGAACTGGGATATTGTTGCAATGTTCCTAAGGATGCAAACGCAGTGGAATGTCAGTATGGGCGGGGTTTCTGGATTAAATTACTCGTCGCTGGACTACCTCTGTAGACTGTATGAAGTCAAGGATCCTGTCGCCCTTTTTGAAGGCGTACAGGTGATGGAACTAACCGCACTCGCCAGCCTGAACAAGAAGGACTCCTGATGGCCCAGGTTACAACCGACTTAAAAGTTGTTATAAGAACCGCTGGCGATGCTCAGCTTGATAAATTAACGCGGACTTTAAACGGGCTAGGGCGACAGGCTAAAAGTGCTGCGGCTCCGTTTGATCAAATATCAAAAGAGCTAAAAGAAGTTCAAAGAACGTCGGTTAATAGCATTGCAAACCTTCGGGGTTACAGAAACGCTTGGCGCGATATTACGCAGCAAGTTGAGATTGGCAGTGCTGCATTCAAAGAGGCCACGGCTGAGGCGGCAAGGCTTGATAAGCAACTGCAAAAGGCGGAAGGCAGGAAAGGCCCAGGGAGGGGAGGAAGGCTAAGGGCTGCTGCTCAAGTTGCGGGAACAGTTGCAGGCGCTGGGGTCTTTGGTGGCCCTGAAGGAGCAGCAGGCGCGTTGCTTGGTTCTATTGCAGGGCCAGGTGGTGCGATTGTTGGTGGCGCTATTGGCGCTCAGGTCGGGCAATTTAGGCAAGCTTTAGGCGCAAGTGCTGAGTATGCAGCGAGCATTGCAAAACTTAGAATTGCATTAAAAGGCGTAACAACAAGCCAAACTGATTACAACAATGCTCTTGATTTTGTTCAACAAGCAACTACAAAGTTTGCGATTCCGCAGGAAATTGTTACTCGTCAATTTACAAAATTACAAGCATCTGTGCAAGGTGCAGGCGGAAATCTTGAAGACACAAAAACTGCGTTTAATGGCATTGTTGCTTCCGTCAGAGCGACAGGCGGTTCTTTGCAAGACATTGATTCTGCTCTAACAGCAACCGCGCAAGTCTTCTCTAAGGGTAAGGTTAGTGCTGAAGAACTGAGACAACAAATCGGAGAAAGGCTTCCTGGAGCTTTTACTTTATTTGCTAAGTCATTAGGGAAAACACCGCAAGAGCTAGACAAAGCCCTTGAAAAAGGAGAAGTTAGCCTACAAGACTTCCAAACTTTTGCAGAAGAGATATTCAAAAAGTACGGAAAAACCGCAGAAATTATTGCTTCTTCGCCAGAAGCTGCAGGAGATCGTTTGGCGGTTGCGTTGTCAAATATGAACGAATCTGTAGGCCGCTTATTGCAACCAATTGGGACAGCGTTCCAAGAAGTTTTTACAGTAATACTTGAACAAATTACTGCTGCTGCTGACGCTTTAGATAACTTTTTGGGTATTAGCGCAGAGGCAAGAATTGAGGTTTTAAACGCAAAAATTCAAGACAGCAACCAACAGTTGCTTGATTTAAACAGGGAAATTGGCGAGGCACAAAGGGTCAGGCCAGAAGCAGATTTGCTTGGAGGAGCCGCTGCTCAGGGTGGGGGGTTGGGAGGGTTGCTTGCTGAAAGACAACGAATAGTCAATGAACGAAATCTGGCCTCTGCTGAGCTAGATAGGGCAAATGCGCTTAAAAGAATAAAAGGTGAGATTGAACAGTCAAGGCCTGGGGGCGGATTACCTGGAATTGTTCTTGACGGCACGGACCCAAGCGGTTCACAGGCCAAGATAAGAGACACAAGTGATGATGTGCTTCGTCTTACTCAAGATATAAACGCTGCTAAAAAAGCAGGTCAATTAATTAGAGCTGAGGAACTCAGGCTTGAGCTTGATATTCAAAAAATTACTGAGCAATATAACGATAAAAAAATAACCTTTAACAGAGCTTCAGAGTTGTCTTCAAACGCCAACGCGGCTAGCCAAGCAAGAATTTTAAGGTTGCAAGAGCAAATTGCAAAACAAGATCAAGAAAAGGACAAAGCACTAAATCAAATCAGGCTAGTAACAGGAGAGATAACGCAAGAAGAGTTCAATCAGGAGCAGATTACGCAGAAAGCTTTAGAGCTTGTCAAACTGTTTCCAAAAGAGTTTGAAAGAGTAAAAGCTGCTCTTGAAGAAGCGGCAAGCCCTTTAGGCCAGTTTAAGAAAGGCTTGAAAGAAGTGTTCGAGTCTGCAATGGATGTGAAGACTGCTATAGGCGATGTTGCAGTTCAGGCAGTTAGTGGCCTTGGAGATGTTTTTGCAGATTTTGTAGTAACAGGAAAAGCAAATTTTGCGGAATTTACACGCTCGGTTTTATCAGATTTAGCGCGAATTTTTGCACGGGCTGCATTGTTTAAAACTCTTTCTCTTATACCGGGTGTAGGTAGCTTTTTAGGTCTCGCCGACGGCGGTGTGTTGGCTAAAAACAAAATTGTTCCCTTTGCTTATGGCGGAGTCGTAAACAAGCCAACCATTTTCCCAATGGCTAATGGCATGGGGCTGATGGGCGAGGCTGGCCCTGAAGCGATCATGCCTTTGCGTCGTGGTGCTAACGGCAAGCTTGGAGTCGAGGCTTCTGGCGGGGGCACAAGTAACGTAACTGTGAACGTTGATGCTTCTGGCTCTTCTGTTGAGGGCAATGGCGATCAAGCCGCGCAACTTGGCAAGGCAATTGGTCTTGCAGTACAACAGGAATTAATCAAGCAAAAACGACCTGGAGGCTTATTGACTAGCTGATGGCTACTTTCCCAGACATCTCTCCTGATTACGGCGCACGGAAAAACAGTGCCCCAACTGTTCGCAAAGTGCAATTTGGAGATGGTTACGAAACCAGATTGACGATGGGGCTAAATCAAAATCCAAAACAATGGTCTTTGTCCTTTGTAAACATTACAGAGACAGACTCTGACACGATTGAGGCATTCTTAGACGCTCGCGCTGCTGACAACGCATCATTTGATTGGCAGCCGCCAGGATCGTCCGTTGCTTACAAATGGGTTTGTGAGAGCTGGTCAAAGTCGATCCCGTATGCAAACCGCGCCACAATTAACGCAACCTTCCGCGAAGTATTTGAACCGTAATGGCAGCAATCGCAGCTTGGGCAGCTAGCACCGCTTTTTCTATCGGTGACATCCGCAGAGCAACGACAAGCCAAGCCTCTGGCCTGTGGTTTCGTTGCACGACTGCTGGGACATCTGCTGGCACTGAGCCGAGTTGGGGTACAGATGTTGGCAGCACCATCAATGACAACACTGTTGTTTGGACTGCAATCAGCAGTGTCTACGAGGACGTTTCAGTCCTTGCGCCTAGCGCGATCATTGAACTGTTTGAGCTGCATTTAAACGCCACCCTTCATGGCAGCTCTGATGTTTATCGCTTCCACGCTGGCAGCAATGCCGATGTGACAGGCAACATCGTTTTTGACGGCAACACATACATACGTTTACCGATTCAGGCTGACGGATTCGAGATGCGATCCGGTGGAACGTTGCCACAACCAACGCTGACGATTGCCAACCTTAGCGGGACGGTAACCACGCTTCTTGCGTTAGTTAACGCCACAACGCTCGGCAACGATCTAACAGGCGCAACCGTGAAGCGTATTCGCACCTTGAAACGTTATTTAGACGGTGAATCAACAGCAGACCCAAACGCTAGGTTCCCAACAGAAATCTGGCGCATTAACCGCAAGGCAGCAGAAACCCGAGATGTTGTTACGTTTGAGTTGGCTAGTGAGTTTGACTTGATGGGTCAAAAACTACCAAAGCGACAGATCGTGGCTAACACTTGCCAATGGATTTATCGAAGCAGTGAATGTAGCTATACAGGGTCAAACTTTTTTGACGTTAATGGCAACAGCGCCACATCTTTGTCGCAAGATGTATGTGGCAAGCGTCTTGCGTCATGCAAGCTACGGTTTGGTGAAAATGGCGTGTTGCCGTTTGGATCGTTCCCTGGAGCAGGTTTGACGCAATGAAGCTGACAGACGCTATGCAAGCCACCATCTTGCAGCACGCGAAGGATGAATTTCCACGAGAGGCTTGTGGCTTAATTGCTGTTGTAAAGGGTCGAAGGCGTTATTTCCCTTGCCGCAATATTGCACGAACGCCAGACGAGCATTTTGTTCTAGATGGTTGGCACGAAATAGAAGAACACGGGGAAGTGGTGAGCATCGTTCACAGCCACCCCAAAACGAACCCAAGGCCATCAACGGCTGATCGTGTTGCTTGTGAAAAGACAGGCTTACCCTGGTTCATTGTTAATCCTCAGACAGAAGCTTGGGGATACTGTGAGCCTGAAGGGTTTGAGCTGCCCTACATAGGCCGTGAGTTTGTGCATGGGATTGTTGATTGCTACAGCCTTGTGCGCGACTTTTTTCAGCGTGAATATGGGATAACGCTCCACGACTACCACCGCCGTGATGACTGGTGGCACAACGGTCAAAACATGTATGTCGATAATTTTGAAAAAGAAGGATTTTCAAGGGTGCCGACAGAAGAAATGCAGCGTGGTGACCTACTGCTGGTCAGTATGCGCTCAACAGTCCCAAACCATGCTGCGATTTATCTAGGTGATCAGCAAATCTTGCATCACGTTCAGGGGCGCTTAAGTTCTCGGGACGTGCTTGGCGGCTATTATTTGAAAAGTTGCGACAGGGTGATACGTCATGAAAGTCGTCAAGGTCTACGGGGCTCTGCGTGAGCGACTAGGCCAGTGCCGGTTTGAGCTTGATGTAGCTACGCCAGCCCAAGCAATAAAAGCGTTGTGCGTTAATTTTCCTGGCTTAGACAAATGGCTTGTGGATAGCGAGCAAGATGGCGTTGGTTATCGCGTCAGGGTTGGCAAGCAACAAGCAACGCCTGATGACGTGAGCGTGTTGGCTTTGCCTTGGTCAGAGCGCGAAGTTTTCAGTATTACGCCTGTTGTCGCTGGTGCTGGTGGTGGCGTTGGTCAATTTCTTCTTGGTGGGTTGTTGATTGGTGCGTCGTTCCTGTTCCCAGGTGCAGGCTTGTTTGGCGCATCTGCGTTCGGTGTTTTTGGTCCTTTGGCGGCAGGAACAATCGGAACGTTGACCACTGTGGGCACGGCGTTGTCTGTTGTCGGCGCGGCCTTAGTTCTTGGAGGTGTTTCGCAAATGCTTTCGCCAACGCCAGACCTTGGGGATGACTCAGAAAAGCTAAGAAATTTTACTTTTAGTGGAATCACTAATACCATTCAGCAAGGCTTACCTGTTCCGATTGCTTACGGGCGTGTTGTTGTCGGCTCAGCAGTAATTAGCACTGGCCTTGATGTTGATCATTCATCAAACGCATATTTGTTTGGCGGCAAACTTGGATCAATACCTGCTGGAGTTAATTTTGTGTCTGGTGTGCTTACAGGTAGCACGATTGGAGTGAAAACCTGATGGATGATAAAAAGTTAATTCTTGGCGCTGGTGGCGGTGGCGGTAAAGGTGGGGGTACGCCAACAGAGGCAGCCGACAGCCTTAGATCCGAACAGTATGCAAGCGTTTTAGACCTGCTTTGCGAAGGGGAAATTGAAGGGATTGAAGGTGGCCCGAAAGGCATATTTTTAGAAGACACCCCAGTTCAAAACGCAGATGGCTCGTTTAACTTTGATAATTTCACAGTAGTTGCGTTAGAGGGAACGCAAGGCCAGCCCTACATCCCAGACCCTGCAGGGGGTATTCAGGTTGAACGTGGTGTCGGTGTTGAGATTACTAACGGCGTACCAGTAACAAGATCAATTACAAACTCTGATGTTGACAAGGTGCGCGTCACTATTAACGTGCCTTCTCTGCAAAGGATCAATGATGATGGCGACGTTCTTGGTCATTCTGTAGCTATAAAAATTCAACTGCAATATGACGGTGGCGGTTTTAATGACGTTGTAAGCGATACTATTGCTGGAAAAAGTAGCAGCCTTTATCAGCGAGATTACTTAGTCGAGCTTGACGGAGATTTTCCTGTTGATTTGCGTGTAATACGAGTAAGCGCAGACGAAACAAGTACCAAAAAAGCAAGTACAACTGTTTTTTCAAGTTTTACTGAAATTCAAGACGACAAGTTGGCTTACCCCAACTCGGCTGTGGTCGGGATGCGGTTTGGTGCCGAACAATTCCAAAACATTCCAACACGTAAATATCTAATCCGTGGCTTAAAAATCAGAATCCCACATAACGGGACTGTAGACACTACAACGCATCTGGGACGTATTTCATACAGCGGTCTTTTTAATGGAACGTTAGGTGCAGCAACTTGGAGTAACGACCCTGCTTGGTGCTTATATGACTTGCTTACAGACACCCGCTATGGGTGTTCTGTGCCTGCATCGACGCTTGATGTGTTTGACTTCTATGAAATCAGCAGATACTGCAACGAGCTTGTCCCTGATGGCAAAGGCGGCCAAGAGCCACGATTTAGTCTTAACTTGCTGCTTAACAGCAGAGCTGAGGTTTACAACGTTATCCAGCAGCTAACCAGTATTTTTAGAGGCATTAGTTATTACGGCGCTGGGTCGCTTGTTCTCCGTCAAGACAAGCCTGCTGACTCTCAATATCTATTAGGTCCAAGCAATGTCGTTGATGGGCTGTTTACTTACAGCGGGACATCAGAAAAGACTCGGCACACCTGCGCTTCTGTTGCATGGCAAAGCTATGACACATTGGGTGATATTGAATATGAGTATGTTGAAGACCATGAGTCTGTTGCCAAGTACGGCATCATTAGAAAAGATATTCGGTCGGTCGGCTGCTACAGCCAAGGGCAAGCGCATAGGCTGGGCAAGTGGTTGTTAACTAGCGAAAGGCTGTTGTCAGAAACAGTCAGCTTTGCTGTTTCTATCGACGCTGGCATTGCTGTCACACCAGGCATCGTCATTGATATTGCTGATCCGTTACGTGCTGGCACACGTCGCAGCGGCAGGGTTAGCTCTGCAACCACAACTGTTGTCACTATCGACAGCACTACTGATTTGTTGGTGGACTTAACTTTAAGCCCCACATTGTCAGTCCTATTGCCAACAGGTTTAGTCGAAACTAAAACGATTAGCGGTATTTCAGGAACTGCAATTACTGTTGGCAGCGCCTTTAGCCAAGCACCGCAGGCAGAAGCAGTTTATTTAATTCAGACCAACGATGTGCAGTCGCAGCAATACAGAGTTATTTCTGTTGCTGAGGGCGAAGGCGGAACATTAGGCGTCACTGCTGTTGCCTATAACGAGTCAATTTATGCTGCTGTTGAGCGAGACATTGCATTAACAACGCGAGACATTAGCAATCTTAGTCTTATACCTAATCCACCAGAAAATTTAACCGGCACCGAGTTTTTATACCAAGAGGGGCAATCAGTTCACACAGGCTTTGACCTAAGTTGGCAGCACGACAGGGCCAACACTACTAATTTTGTTGTTCAGTACAAGCTTGATGATGACAATTTTACAACGGTTGAAACATCAAACCCATCGCTAACACTGCGAACCTTAAGGGCTGGAACGTTAAAGGTTCAAATTAGTGCGCTAAATTATCTTGGCAAAAAGAGCACAACTTCTCAAGCAACATTTGTCATTGCCGGAAAGACTGCTTTACCGGGGAATGTTCAGAACTTAACGATTGAACCCATTTCTGCAAATAGTGCTCGTTTGAAATGGAGCCAAACAGTAGATCTAGACGTAAAGGTTGGTGGCAAGGTTCATGTCCGCCACAGCAGCCTTACTGATGGCACTGCAACTTTCGCCAACAGTGTTGATCTAATCAACGCTATTGCTGGTTCGTCTACTGATGTTGTTGTTCCTCTGCTTGAGGGCGAATACATCGTCAAGTTTGCGGATGACGGCGGCAGGCTTAGCCCTGATGACACCAGCGTGCTTGTGGATCTAATTGATCCAGTAGGCAAGCTGCTAGTTAAGAACCACCGCGAAGATCAACAGACGCCATTGCCGTTCCAAGGCACTCACGTTGACACCTTCTATAGCGATGAATATGACGCTTTGACGCTTGATGGCAGCGGCTTAATCGACAGCGTTGCTGATTTTGATTTGATCTCGATCATGGACTTCCTAGGCGATGTCAAGCCGCTTGGCACTTATACGCTGCTGGACACCATTGACATGGGCTTAGCGTTAGATGCGGTTGAGTTCCAGCGTCGTTTTGTTACTCGTGGCTTCTTGCCTTCTGACACGATGGATGGCCGAACCGCACTAATCGATACGTGGACTGACTTTGATGGAGCGGCAGTTAACAACGTCAACGCTGAGCTGTATATCCGTTCCACTAACGACAATCCAAGCGGATCTCCGACGTATGGGGCTTGGGCACCGTTTAACAGTGGGACGTTTAAAGGCCGTGGCTTCCAGTTCAAGACTGAGCTGACCAGCAATAAGATCGACGAAAACATTTTGGTTGATGAACTGGGTTACAAGATTGAGCTGACACCACGCTTCGATCAATCAGTAGCAACCATCGCAAGTGGTACTTCTACAAAGTCCGTGACTTTTGTTAAACCGTTCTTTGTTGGAACGGCAGCTCTGTTAGGCGCTAATTCTCAGTTACCTAGCGTCGGCATCACGGTGCAAAACCTAGGCCCTGACGAGCGTTTTAATATTTCTAATGTCAGTAGCACGGGCTTTGATATTGACGTGTTGAACGCGAGCAACAACAACGTGGATCGTAACTTCACCTATGTAGCAGCCGGCGTTGGGCGTGGGCAGTAGACTAAACAGCAGAGTTGGTGCGCTTCCTTGAGTCAAGGAGACCTAAATCTGGCAAATGCCACGGGAGCGGCATTTAGAGCGGATCTTAATAACCAGCTGGCGGCGATTGCCACGAACCAAAGTGGCGCAACAGATCCAGCTACGACGTTTGCGTTCCAGTGGTACGTCGATACTGGTGACAGCACCCTCAAGATTAGGAACGCCGCTAATAACGCTTATATCAACGTCTCTACCGTTGGTGGTATTGGAACGGCCAACCTAGGACTTGCTCCAACAGCAAGTCCGACGTTTACGGGTGATGTCGTTATTAGCAGCACGTCGGCACTGCAGATTCCAGTTGGAACAACAGCGCAAAGGCCAGGCAGCCCATCTGCAGGAGATCTGCGCTTCAACAGCACTAACACTTCAGCCGAGATCTACAACGGCACGGACTTTGTCGCTGTGGGCGGTGGTGCGACGGGTGCAGGTGGTGATGCCTGTTTCTATGAGAATGACCTAACCGTCAGGACCTCGTATAGCATTACTGCAAACAGCGGAGCCCATGCTGTTGGACCGCTGGTTATCAATAGTGGCGTCACCGTCACGGTCCCTGCCTCAAGCCAACTCGTTATCAGCTGACTATGCCAATCACCATCAACGGCGACAGCGGACTAAGTGGCGTTAACGGAAGCGCCGGAACACCTGCATTGCAGGGGACAGATTCAAACACTGGGATTGTGTTTGGAACGGATACGGTACAGGTTTCAACTGGCGGTAGCACCAGAGCAACTGTTGACAGCTCGGGCAGGCTGTTAATGGGGACATCTAGTGCGCTTACTGGTTCTGATTCTCAATACTCATCTGTTCAAAATATAGGAAACAGTTTTGGTAGCACCACCCCTGCGTACATGTCACTCGGGCGTTCGGAAGTTGTTACCAGTATGTCCAATAACGATCCAGTTGGGCGGATCTTTTTTACTGATAATGCAGCAGCAACTTTTGCTTACATTGAGGCGGCTGTCGATAATACCCCTGGAGCTAATGACTTTCCAGGCCGCCTCGCATTTTTCACCACTGCCGATGGAGCGTCGAGCCCTAGTGAAAGACTCAGAATCGACAGCTCGGGCAGGCTGTTAGCGGGTCTGACTTCAAGTTCAAAAAACGCCAGAATTGTCGCAGAAGGTAACAGCGATAATGCTGCAAGTAGCGCAGAAGTTTATTTACAGCGAGGTACAGCTACTCCTCCT